GCGGCGACCGTCGCCAGGTCGTCCGTATCAAAGGGTACATCAGGCGGCCACCAGCCGGTGCTGATTAGCAGTTCTGCTAGTGAGCGTCGGTAGGTGCCTGCTGGAAAGGGCCGGACGCCTCCTCCGACACCACCTCCAACTCCACGATCTTCGGGATGAACGAGTCAAATTCGACGGGCACCACGATCTTGGCTTGCTTACAGCAGTCCCATGCCATGAAGGCGAGGTCTTCCATGCCGATGCCGTTGGCGAGGTCACCGGCTTTGCGCCGGTACTTTCGTTCCCATGCGATGATGGTTTGCAGGTTGGTGGTGACCACAAACGGGCCATCACCAATGTCGACCTTGAGGTGCAGTTTCATGTCGGGCCTTTCGGGTTAGGAATGAATTACGCCTCGGTGTAGGCGAAGGTGCCACCGTTGAAGGTGACGGAGCAGGTGGCCAGTTCGCCGACCGTGTACACCACGGGCAGTTCGGCCAGGAAGCCGCCGGTGAGGGTGCCCAACGGGTTGGTGGCCGACACGGCTGCGCTGGTCTGCTTGATCGTCACGTTGGTGGACGTGCCGACCAGCGACTTGAGCGTGGCGTAGGTTTCGGTGCTGGCCGTCGACCAGTACAGATCCAGGGTGATGCTGTTCTCCTGGAGTCCGGCGACGTACTTCATGGCGGTGTCACCGAAAGCGGTGTTGGACAGTTGGGCGAACGTCTGGTTGACGGTGGCGCCGCTGCACTGGTCGGACAGATCCACCGCGTTGACGGTGACGACTGGGTTGCTGAGGTAGGTCGACGTGGCCATGGTTCACTCCTGGGTGGTGTTGGCGGCGTCGGGAGCCTTGGTCTTATTTTTAGCAGATTTGGCGGGGGCCGTGTGGGTCTCCTCGAGGAATCCTCCGGCGATCAACGCTTGCACGTTGACGCCTTCCTGAGGCTCGTAGATTGCCCCCAGTTCGCCTAGACGGGCGGAGATGATGCGGAGTGCCATAGTCATGCCACCTGTGCTTGTAGCGGGATTGTGAGGTCGTAGGCGGGGAATTCTTGGCCGCCGATGACGACGGACACCGGGCGGCCGTCCGTGACTGCGATGTTCTTCTCGAACAGTTGGGCGCAGATCGCCAGAATGTTGCGGAGGGCGTCCAGGTTGGACGGGCCCAACGAGAAGACGCGCACGGAGAAATCCATTTTTACGATGTTGCCACCGTTGAAGGATGTCCAACTGGGGGCGTCCAAGAAAACGCAGGGTGGGTTGATTTTGCCCGGATCTGTGACGACGCGCAAACCGGAGATCGTCGCCAGGGTGGCAGACAGGTCGTCAATCGCTTCGTTGAACAGGTCTGTGTAGGCCATGTCATGCGACCTGCGGCCTTGAGATACCCAGCAACTGTTTGATCAGCGGGGACAGGCCGACAGTGGGTGCGGTGCCCATTTCGGTGAACGACGCGAATTGGTCGATGGCGCCACGCTGACGGTACAGGGCGCCGCCATACATGATGGTGCCCAAGGTGACGTCACCTGACGGGCTGGTGGCCAGCGCGTCGATGTAGCCGGACTCTTGGCGGCGTCGGAAGCAGAAAGCGTTGGCGGCGGCCGCGCACTGTGTCAGGAACGTGGTTTCTGCGCCACCGGCCAGCGTGATGCCCAGCCAATCCTGAATCTGTGTGTAGGTGATCCAAGTGCAGGTTGGGCTGTACGCCATGGTGCCGGTGATCGCGTTGATCGTCTCGGGCGTTTGCGTGTCGGCCCACATGACCGCATTGGCGAGCGGGTATGACGTGTCGTATTCGATGATGCCGTCACTGTTGACGTTGATCGGCAGGTATTGCGGGAGGGCATAAACAGTTTTCGTGCCGTTGTATGCCGCTCCCGCACCTGCGACGGTCACCGATCCGCCCACCACGATTTCGTTGGGGGTCAGCGTGGTGGCGGTGACGTAGCCGGGGATGATGACGCCGTATTGGATTGTGTAGGTCGCCATCGGGCGGCCCCTCCGATCAGGCCTGGGTGATCTTGCGGATCATGCCAGCGACGGCAGCGAAGGTGCTGACGTAGCCGTAGAACGAGAAGGTGCGTCCGAGCGTCGACGGCACTTCCACGGACATCAGGCCGCGGATCTGCTCGTAGAATTCGAAGGCCTTCTGGCTGTTCGTGATGACCATGGTCTTGGCAGCGAAGTTGCTGTCGACGACGATTTCAAGGCCCAACGGGTTGGAGCCGGTCCAGGTGGTGGCGTTGCCACCGCCGAGGGCGTTGAAGCCCTGGAGGCCGGGCGAACCGACGTACGGGAAGACGGGACGGTTGGAGCCGTCGACCAACTGGCCCATCTGGCCCCACACGTCCGGCGACACGAAGATGGTGTCCGGGAAGAAGTTGCGGTTGTTGGACACGTCCACTGCGGCGTCGTAGATCGACTTCATGAGGTCGGTCACGGTGCCGTCCCACACGCCGCTCGAGGTCGCGGCGGCCAACAGGTTGTCCGCTGCGATGTTGTCCGTGGACAACATGTACTCGCCCATCAGATCGTTGAGGATCAACTGCATGGCGGCGGGCGACGTGAAGTCCATGTCCTGGGCGGACAGAGTGACCTGCCCCGCGACAGTGCTCTTGGTGATGCTGTTGGACGCGATGACCATCGTGGTGGCCGACACGGCATCGAATTCGGCGGACTGGACGCCGGCCGACGTGTGCGTGGTGATGGTGGGACGCACGAAGGTCTTCTGTGCGCCACCGTCCGGGTAAGCACGTGCGCCCAGTCGCTGGACGCAAGGCCTCACGAAGTTCACATCCTGCACCAACGGTCCCAACACCGGCACCGGAAGGAGGCCCGGCGTGTTGGTGGTGGCCACGTCACCGGCAGCCGCCTCGAAGGTGGACTGGTTCTCCTTCTTCCAGTCGACCACCTGGGCGTTGACCTTGGCGAAGGTGTCGCCTCCGATGTGGTAGGCGGCCATCCACTCACCGGCCGAGGGGAGGCGCGGAGCCTTCTTCGGCTGGGCAAAGATGACAGGGGCGGTGGGTGCGGCTTCGGGGGCGGCGGCTTCGACTTCGGACACTTCGTTCTCCTCGTTCAGGATTTGGTCGTTTTCGGTGTCGGGAGTCGTGTCCGCGGAGGCGGCCACATCGGTGATGGTAGCACTGGCGAAAGCCGGAATGGGGACAAGTGACAATTCCCGCCATTCGGCTGCCGTGATGACGGTGGTGCCGTCCTCCATCTGGTAGGAGTCGATCACGTCGACACCCACGGAAACGCTGTCCAACACGCCTTCTTTGGCGAGTTGCAGGGCTTCGTCACCGGCTGCGGTGGCGGCGATTTTGGCGGTGAACAGCATGCCGGAGCCGTCGGAGGCTTCGCGTCGTTCGGTGACCAGGCCGACCGGCTGGCTGGCGTCGTGGTACATGAACAGTTTGGGGGCTTTGCCGTCGACGGGCAGGCTGCCGGGGGCGAACATGACGTTGGCGCCACCACTTACCGTCGCGGACACCTGGTAGGGCGCAGCGAGGCCGGAGATCTCGCGTCGGCCGGACGTTTCCCCGGCTGCGGCCTGCACGTCCAGTGCGAAGCCTGCGGATAGTTGAATGTGCATCAGTCCTCCAAGGGTGCGGTGTCGGGGGTCTGTGTGGTTTCGGGCATGTCTTCCATCGCGTCTTCGACGACACCGGCCAGGTAGTCGTCGATGTCGAATTTGACGTAGGTGCCGCGGGGTAGCACGTTGTTCATGCTGAGGGTCTGCGACACACAGTCAAGATATTGCCTGGCGCCGAATAGGTACAGGTCTTCGCGGGCGCCACGGCTGGTCGTGTACTGATAGGAGCCGATGTTGACGCCAGCCAAATAGAACGGGATGTTGGTGAGGCGGCACAGTTCTTTGGCTTGGAATTCGGCGCTGTCGATCATCAGCATGTTGTCGGGCAGCGCTTTGGTTTCGGTGTAATCCAAGAATTCGTTGAGTGCGGCCGTCTGGTTGGACATGCGGGCGGCGTTGAATGCGGCCGCAAGATCGGCCAGTTCTTGGGCGGACAACGGTTCACCACCGGTCTGCTTCAATACGCCGGACGGCATGGCGGATTGGGCGTTGCGATACCGGGCTTCCTCGAGGCGTAGCGCGGTGGCCACAGCCTGTTCGGACATGTAGATGACGCCTTGCACGGGGCTGATGAATTGCACCAGATCCTCGGGCGGGATCATTCCACCCTGGAAATACACCT